TGTATACCAAAACGCATTCCTGTTTGTTCTAAGTAGAAAAGCGTTCTGCCCTTATGTCTACCTGAATCTTCTCTTGACTTCTGGTCAAATGGTGTTGGATTCATATAGACATTATTAGATATACCTTTATCAAGAAGCATTGCCGAAGTTTCTGGCTCTTCTTCTTTAGATCTACCAGTGATAATGATATCGTGTGGTCCGGGGAAGACGCCTCCGTACTTCCCCATGTAGATCACACCATCAATATCAAATGAGTTGACCATGCCAGGCTCATTACGCATAGTCAGTTTCACCAGCTTGGAATGTATACGCCAACTTTTTAGCCGAAGGTTTATTAGAGAACAACTGTGGTTCAGTTAGTTCAGTAATTTCTCTTTGAGCTAGCATGTCACATTCATATTTAGACTCATCAGTTTTTAGTTGAAGTGGAGGTGTTTTCTGAGTCCAAGCAGAAGGACCACGAAGGTAACCCACAATGCCCATTTCAGATGCTACCTTACAGAATCGAATAGCTGAGATCACTACACCACCTGAGTTAGGTGAGTCTTGAACTTCCATACGAGCAGTAAGTGTATAACGAGCTCCGGCAAAACCATAAGCAACAATATCAAAGTTAGCAATCTTTTGATCAGAACCTACATAGTCACTACCTGGCTTTTGCTGTACAGTAAGTGAAGGACCTGCAAACAAAGTCATACCAGCAGTGGATGTATCCCTTACATGGTTTTGACCTTTCAACACATTCTCTTTAGAAACATGTTTATTATGCAAACGTTCTTGCTTAGCCATATTCAAAAAGTCTGTATTAGCAGTACGACCGGTACGAATATGCTCTTGACCTTGAGTAGATCCTGCAGCCATATTTGTTTGAATATGTTGAGTAACCATAAGACCCGAGTCTAGCATAGCACCTTGAAGTACTTCAGACAAACGAGATGCACCCCAAGCTGATCTCATATCAGAACCTACAATTGTAAGACCTGCATCAATAAACTTCTGCTCAATCTTCATAGTATCTTTTGTTGAGATGAGAGTTGGAATACAATTCACAAAGTGACATCCAGCTGAAATTGCAGCATCCATATAGAACTCTGAAGCTCTTTCAGATCCAACTGGTAGATAGTTAATAAGAACATCAACACGTTCTTTAACCAATAGTTCTACAATGTCATCAAAAGAAATATGACTTTGCGCACCAGTTCTAAATGATACTTGCTCAGGATACTCTAGCATATGAGGTGCAACACCATCATACTCAGGTCCTGAATAAACCATTGCTCCTGGTTTAATAGCTCCATAACCATTTGAAGTATCATCAATTGATGCAACATGATCCATTGCACAATTAGGATCTGCTCTTAGAGCTTCAGCCAACGGACGATTTACTTTACGCCTATCAACATCAAATCCAATTACAAACTCCATGTCACCAGATTGGTAACCACCAATATCTTCATACATCAAACCCACTTTATCTTCTGGGTTTTCATTATAATATTGTACGCCTTCAACTAATGCTTTAGCACAGTTTCCAGTTCCAATAATCCCGACTCTAATTTTTTCCATAACTTTCTCCTGTTATATCAGTTTATTTGTGTGAGTGATTTGACTGGGAGGTCAGAGTAGCTCACATTAGCCTCATCAAACATAGATGAGGAGATCGATGTAGAGTTTTCCCAATGTGGTACCATTTCTGGATAGCACATAATAACTCTTTTGATGCCAGTTTGAATTATCCCCTTTGCACATTCATGGCAAACTGGCAAACCATAAATGTATATTGTAGACCCTTTAAGTGAAACACCATTCCAACTTGCATTAAAGATGGCATTCATTTCAGCGTGTACTATATAGTTATACTTAGTTTCTCGATGGTTATATCTCTCCTCTGTATCTTTTACACCACGTGGGAATCCATTGTAACCCTGAGCTAGTACTTGACCAGTCTCACCAATCACCACTGCACCAATTTTCTTAGATGGATCTTTAGACCAACTAGAAATTTGACGTGCTAGTTCCATATAGCGGATATCCCATTTATTCGACAAGATGAAAATGCCTTTCATAAACATGCAAGTTCTGTACTTGCCAAGTGATAAAGCCTGGATTAATACCTAGATCTTGTGATAAAGACTCAAGTACATTTTGTTGCCAAGCATAATCATTCTTATAGCCAAAGACTACATCATTAGATCGCATTTGAACTACAGCTTGCAACTCATCATTACGAACATAATAGGTAACTGCATTAGTACAAATAAAATCATTCTTACCAGCTTCATTGAATTCAACCCAAATTGAAGGGCGTTGATATATCATTGAAGCTCTACGAGTATCACGGTTTTCTTCTAGTTCCCATAAGACACGTTCGTATTGATTGTAAAACTTATCATCATAGATAAGATGACCATAGTTAGAATTAATCTCACCATGGTCATTTGCT